CATGATCTTGATGCTACTAAATGGGTCCTTTTTAGACCAATTCCACTTTCTTCTCCGTTCAACCATATGCCAGTAATACAGATATAGGTTTGCCTTTTGAGTATACAGAACAGGGTCTATTTTCAGACCAAATTGTCCTATCAGTGCCACTGATCTTCTCTCGCAATCCCGCTCACACCATCTAACTCTGGCAAACGCTCTAGTAAGAGTTCGTTGGGAATATTCCTTACCCTCAAGCCAATCGCAGACAATCCAATTAGCGTTGTTATTTGCGTTTGCGGTCGTTTGAGAGAAATCAAGCCATTGTAGAAAATGACAATATTCATGAACTAGAACTGCAACCCAATCATTTGACTTGGTTGCTACTCGTATCTCTTTCCCCTCTTCGTCAAAGTACCCTCGACACCTTCCCATCCCGCAGTTTAGTTGAGAACTCCGTCCAAGGACGAGTTTGAATCCGTACTCAATAAGATGCTTCTTGACATGAGATACGAACCTGCGAGATATGGAATCCATCGGTTACTCCAGTCTGCCAAATGGCTCTCCCTCCATCATCAAGACTACACTTCCGCCAAACAAATCGTAAACCTTTTTCTTTTGTTCTGCGGTCATGGTGGTTGGAAGACTTCGATATAGCGTATGAAGAGACTTCTTTTTCTTTTCACCCTTCTTGCAAGAGCATGTGTTTGGGTTAACAAACTCTTTCATCCCTGAATAGAAAAAGGCAAGCACTCCAAACTGATCTGCGTCGAGTTTTCTTCCGTGGATTATGAGAATTCTGTAGAGTTCTTCAGGTGATTGAACGATCACATCGGTGCTGTCACTCATTATCAAACCTTTCTAACCAATTAGTTACTGCTTTGAATCCGCGATAAACCAATTGACTGCATAGGTATATTGAAGGAATCAATATAGGTTGTTGTACAAATACAGCGCATGCCGCAGACAGCCATACACCAATACAAATAGGACAGGTCAACATCCGCATAACAAACGAGTCATACGAAGTACGCATAAATTCGCCATAAGAAATCATTGCAAACTTTTCGTATTCCTTCCGCTTTGTTAGAAAGTTAGGAAGGAAACGGGTGTATTCATAGACAGCACTTGTCTCAAATAATAGGTAAAGAACAAAAGCAATCCACAAAGAGCATTGGGTCATGTTGTATATTTCATTCATGTTTACAATTCCATTCAGTTGCACTGAGGAGGTTTGTCTCTACAAATATCCTCATCAGAAAGCGGTGTATTAGTGCAGATGTGACATCCTATTTTGTTCCAAACAGCAGTAGGCGATTCGAAATCTTTACCGGCAGACTTTACTTTGATAAACTTCAAAGAACCAGATGATGAATCTGGCTTGATAATATAAGATCCACCCTTATCGCTTACTACTTTATTTGCTCGTCCTACAATAGTCCAAACCTCTCCGTTGATGTATTCTTTCACAGGATATTTTTGTGTTGCTATTCCTAGCATGGTTTTAGCAGCACCATCGTGTGTATTGAATAGAATTTCAGGAGGTACAGTTCTATCTCTTGACAAGTTTTGTTTGGCAGCAATTCGATAATCAGTAAGAACCCAAATGATGTGAATATTCTCTGGTTTGTATCCTGCTTGTTTCAACATAGGAAGAAGATAATTGACACCATCCATGTTTCTGAAAGTTCTGTCAAATACGATATTGGGCAACAGATCAGGAGATCTCTTGGTCATGAGAAATTGATTGATACTCTTGTCATCCCATCCTAGACTTGCGAGTAGACCGTGCAGTTTTTCTGTGACTTTTGGGTCTTTCATGCACGGTTTGTCTTCTGTTGGTTTGCCATCAGGATTACAAATTGCAGCAATTTCTGGATGCTTCAACGCTTGAGTATTCCACCTAATGAATGCTGTCTTCATGGCATCAGGATCGAATATCTTTGGAGGATTTCCCATTCCGATCAAATTTGAAATTGCGAATCCTTTTCCGCTACCGGCTCCACCCGCAAGAAAGACAACCTGACCGTACTTTTTATTATTTCCTACGATAAGGAGTTTTTCCTCTAGAGTTTGTCTCAGATCTGAAAGAGTTGAATACATTTGGCTGTTCCTTGGCTAGTACTGTCTATTTATGACCTAAATACCTTTGAAAGGAGAACACCCTATGGAACACATTCTTGGAACCATGTGGTGGTCCGTTCTCATGTTCGTAGCAGGTGCGCTTATTGGCGCTCCGCTGTGGAAGTGGGTCTCGACCAAACTGCCTTGGAATAAGTGATCAACACAGGGCTGAATCCGATCCAAAAAATTTCAAATTGAGGTCTAAAACATGATCGTTTTTGATAAAGTCCGATGGAAGAATTTTCTAAGCACAGGACAGTATTGGACAGAGATTCAGTTCACCAAGGCTAACACAACGCTCATATCGGGCGAAAACGGAGCAGGTAAGTCCACAATGTTGGATGCAATCTGCTTCGTTCTTTTTGGTAAACCTTACCGAAACATCAATATTCCTCAACTGGTCAATACCGTAAACGAAAAGGACTGTCTTGTAGAAATAGACTTCAAGATAGCAAACGACACCTATAAGGTTAGACGGGGACTTGCTCCTCGCCTATTTGAAGTTTTCAAAAATGGTGTACTGATTGACCAAGAGGCAAAAAACAAGGACTATCAAAAACTCTTTGAAGAGACTGTACTTCGTATGTCCTACAAAGCATTTTGTCAGGTGGTCATACTTGGATCCGCCAACTATGTACCTTTCATGCGTCTCAGTGCAGCGGATCGTAGATCGGTCGTAGAGGCTATCCTAGACATCAATATTTTCAGCACAATGAACACCCTACTGAAGGCTAAGGTTGCCTCCAATAAGGAAGACCTGTCTGACATAGAGGGTCAACTTGCCATCATCAAACAAAAGATTGCTCTCCACGAAAAGTATCTTCAGAGCAAGTCAAAGGATACAAAACAAAGAGAAAATGAAATCATAGAGCAAATCAAAGAAGAAAACAGCAATATTGAAATTCTGTCTACGCAAGTCGAAGAAATTAGACTGAAGATCGATGCTCTTTTAGAGCAAATTACCGACAAAGATAATGTCTCTAAAAGCATCATTGACATGGACACAATTACTCGACAGTTGAAAGGTAAAATCAAATCCATAGGATCTGATATAGAGTTCTACGAAAACAATGATAAGTGTCCAACCTGCTCTCAGAAGATCGATTCTTTGTTCAAGGATCAGGTTACCTCTACCAAGAGGTCAAAACTAGAAGAAGTAAACACCGCAGTTGAAGAGATACAAGAATCTGTTCAGATGGCACAGACTCGCATGAATGAAATAACGGATGTTTTGAAATCTATTCGTTCGCTAGAAACATCCGCCGTAGAAAAGGATGCATCGATAAAAGGTATCCGTAAGTCTATCGACAAGAACGAAAAAGTTCTGTCCGAACTTTCCAAACAGAGACAGGAATCTCATGCCAAAGAGGAAGCCGAAACAGAGAAACTAAAACAAGACAATGACGAGATGGCAAGGGAGCGTGAAGTGATGGTTGATGATCAGCACTACTATGGTATTGCTGCCAATCTTCTAAAAGACAGCGGTATCAAGGGAAGAATCATCAAGCACTACATCCCCATCATCAACAGAACCATCAATCGATACCTGTCACAGATGAGTTTGTTTGTGAATTTTACTCTAGACGAAGAATTCAACGAAACCATAAAGTCTAGACACCGTGATATCTTTACTTACACATCTTTTAGCGAGGGAGAGAAGAAGAAAATTGATCTTGCGCTGTTGTTTGGATGGAGAAATATCGCATCGATGAAGAACTCCGTGTCTACTAATCTGCTGATCATGGATGAAATCCTAGATGGTTCGTTAGATGACACAGCGGTCGAATCATTCCTAGAAATTCTCAAGGGATTCGACCGCTCTATCAATGTGTTTGTCATCAGTCACAAGCCGAAGGAACTACTTGAAAGTAAGTTCGAACGACAGATCTCATTCGTCAAACGCAACAATTTTAGTCGGCTAGTTTGAGTGATGGCGTGAGAACTTTCTTCTGCGGCGGAGTGACTAGACCCGACATTGCAGGCACAAACTGTGTTTTGTATTGATTTGCAAAATCAGTTTGCGGCTCTACGACAAATACGACAAAACGCTTATCTACAACAATACCATCTTTGGTCTTTGCATAAGCAAGCCAAGGCATGATACCAATCTCACCTTGACCAACAGGAATAATAATTCCTGGGTCGTTGATTACAATCAGTCCTTCATTTTCTTCTTTATAGTTGCAGATGATTTCTTCGCCACTAGACAGTCTCACGATCTTGATATCCATTGTATACCTCCATTGGTAATTGTATGTAGTCTCATGCTTGTCCAACTCTATATCTCGGAGGTGTACTAGAGGAACTCAAAATCCAAGTTCCTATCTCTCCTTGAGGTATGGAAATAGTTTGAGGATAATCTGAAGATTGTCCTATACGGGTTAGTGTTGTTGCTCCGTCTACATTTTCATTATGAGAAAGTATTGTGATTCTCCAAATGTAAAGACCTTGATTTGGCCCCTTCATAATTTGTCCTCCGCTGACAACGGAGTCCTCATATGCCTCCACAAAATCAACAAAGCCTCTTGTTACTGGCTGGCATCTAGAATTGCCTGAAACTTCTTTCCATTGTTTTAGCCAAGAATCTAGAGTGTTCAATTCTGCGGTACTATCTGTCCACACGGTGAGATACAAGCACCCAAGTACACACATGTGGAATAGCGTTTCTCTAGAATATCTAAAATCATCTGCAAATCCTACATTGTTTGCCCATTGCTTAGGCGGCGTAAACCAAGGGACAAACTCTACTTCATCACCAACGGGGGTATTCTTGACACAAACTCTAACGCGCATCGTTTCCATTAGAAACGCTTTATTTGCTCTGTCAATATTTACAAACTGTTGAGGGTTTGTCGTATCAAGATACCAAGTTCTGCTCTCGACGGAACCTCTTTGAGCGGCCAAACTTATCCCATGTCTATCCATATATTGTTCGACTTGTCCGTAAACCATCGGAGACATGATCCATTTTGAATCAGCACTCCAAGGTATCAGTCTGAAAGAAGAGGATAACTCCGTGACAAATCTACCATCAGGCAATTCTGATGGGAAATATTCAAACATGCTATACTTGACATTAGAATAGAGAGGAAACTCAGTTATGATGGCATTGAATGTTTTTCTGTAGTGAAAAAACAACTTACGAATTGTTGAATTGAAAGCCTCTCTTGTTGCAAAAGTAAAATCTCTGGTAAAATCCTCACGATTTTGAGGACACAACCAAGGTCTCATGATGTCAAAGTATGTGATATTGGGGTCTGTGGATCCTAAAATTTCCTTGTATGTGTCAACAAGGTGTTGTGCAAATGTTTTACCTTCAAACACATAATTTGTAAATCTCGAGTCGCGAACTATTGCAGATACTCTACGAGCATCAGGAGTAATTTTCCAAGAGGGCGAATTTGGATTTTCGTATTCCTCCTCCAAATTTCCGTTATATGTGTTGTATTCTCTGGTGTTTAGAAAATAGGTCAACCAGTGAGTTTCGTGATCGTCACTTATGTAATCGAATGTCAAACCTCTGGACGAGCAGTCTTGTAGAAATGATCTGAAGGATTGATTTGTATCAGTATTATGAACATCTTGCCAAGGTCCTAAAAATCTAACTTCTGTAGAGGGATCTGACTGTTCTCCATCTGCACATTCACTATCATTTGAGTTGTAAAAAATACCATCTGCGGTTTGCATGTAGTAATTGTCTACGGCTTTATTGAGAGAAGACATACTAGCAAATCCCCAAAAACGAGGATCCAATACTCTTCTTCCAGATGGTATGGTTGATAATTCCTCTGCAAATAAATTCATCTGACTAGTATTAGGTCCTACTACGGATCCTGGATTTACAGATGATATAAATGGATTAGAGGAACCAATTGCTTTTCCTGGAAAAATCATAGGAACCAATGTTTCGATACCTAGATTATCTGGTATTGTTACCTGAAAAACAGCACCGAATATTTCATAATTGATAGACTTACTTGAATCATAACCTACATCGACAATAACTGGTGCTGTGCATGTCGGTATCTCCTGTTGAGTTAATCCAAACTGCTGAAGGATTTCGGATATATCTCCATAATCAATAGAACCGTCTCCGTTTATGTCTGTCTGATTACTGAACCAATAACTATAATCCGCGCCATTAACGACGCCGTCGCCATTCGCATCGCCAGAAGGGGGAACATACTCGACTGTATACAGGTCATCACGGAAAGGCTCTTTTAGTACGGAAGGAATGATCTTGGTAGATAAAGTATCATTAGGATATTGGACTTGACTTGAAGTGTTTATCGGTCCAGCCGAATCGGTGAAACTTTCTATCATGTCTACAAATTGCGAAATATTACTTCTTCTGACGCTTGCATCCCACTCTGTGATTGTGGTAGGGAACCAATAACCTGCACTATAACCAGATATGGTTTGACCTCTTCCTTCACAGTATGCATTTTCTATCTTGGCTACATCGTATGCGGTTCTTGAATGAAAAGCCTGTGCTGCTGTTCTGAGATACTTTCCATTTGAGTCTATGGAGACTAGAGGTGCGTTAGTGAATATCACAGGATCTACCATGATTTCACTTGGCCGTATGAACTTGTAACCTTCCCATCTATTGTTTTCTCTGTAGTGATCAGAAAGAGCGTACAGCGAAAACAATGCATAGTGTGGAGTATTTCTTTGATTTTCTGTTGACGATAATGGTGAACCTTTTACAGTTGATAGGGTTCCATACGGATCAAGATTGCTAGGTATTGGGAATCTTCTTACCGCGCCACGCATCACATTGTTCAGACTCTTATCTATAGATTTACCCTCTGTTGCAGCATCAACAAACAAATCGTATTCATCGCTCCATAAATCAAAATCAGCCCATTCGCTGTTAGCATTTGGTCTTGGAGTAACATATACATTTACACCTGCTTGTTTCAAAGCATTGAGTAATCTCCAGTCTCCAAGTTCAAACACATCACTTGATGTACTTGGAGTATGACTGTTGGATACGCTATCGAAAGCAACCGCAAATCTAGATCTATCTTTTACCTTGTTATGCAGATTGATAAACCGATTAGCAAGAGAATCTATTCTTCTCAGCCATTCTGCTTCGCCCAATCGTTCATAATCAGATTGAGATGATGTTCTTGCTGTCGTGTTTGGTGCAACAAGAGATGGCAAATAAATCATTACGCTGGTTGGTTCTGAAATCGGTTCTTTGTCTTCAGGATACATTTGTCCTAAAGCAAGAGCCTCAAGTGATTCAAAAAACCCCTTCCATCTTGATGGATAGTTTGCTAAATTGACCCCGATAGTTTGACTTTGACCTGTATTTTCGGTAGGTTCTCCATAGTAACCCTCCTCATTTTCCTCTCCTGCATTATATTCATTCACCATATTTTCATAGGTGAGTGCAGATCCTATGCTCAAAGAAGCATAAGGTAAATGAAGCATGAAAGAACGAAATCCCCATGAATACAAACCAATAGTGTGTTCATATATTATGTTGTGCCACGGACTTGATCTACTAGGCACAGCAGGATTACTTTCCCATGCGTATGCGCGAGTACCTGTTGCAGGATTTCCTCTGTACATTATAACTTCTTTGACTCCCCAACCATTCCACAATCCAGTAGCATCTTCGTCATTGATTCTGACAAGAGCGTAGTAAGGACTTATTGCTCTTTCTGATCTTTGAGAACCAGGATTTGTCGAATAATCAAATATTCTTGTAGTAGTGATAGGAGACCGTCTTGTGCCTAGATTTGCTCTTTCTCTTGGCGCTCTGTCATATTGAAACAAATCAGCAGCAACAACCGATTGATTTACGCTAGTTCGATAGTAGTATTTCCAATCAGGACACGGAAACCAAGGACAATCATCAACGATATCAATCACATCGAATTCAACATCAGTTGATGGGTATCCTTGTACTTGTGATCTGGACCAATTGTTGATGTAAGTTTGAATCATCGCAAATGGATTGCGAAGAACATCAGGGAAATCTGTTAGATATGGTTCATTGTACAGATCAAGTATAAACTGTGGGTAAGATCCAGGGTCATCGATTAGATCTTGATTTTGATACCACGGATTAGGGAACTGATCGGATGTCACTGTTTCAGGAATTTCAATACCTAGGTACATCCAAAGTTTACAACCATTCTCGTAGGCAGATCCCGCAGGATTTGACTTTCCTAAAGGAACATCTGTTGTCGGTAAACCGTCAACAACAGTGATCTGAGGTTCTAAATTGCTACTAGCACTATTGATTGTTCCTAAAAATATCGTCTCTCCTGCATAAGATGACAATACGAGAGATGATGAATCGCCAGTAACTATGTTTCTGAATATATCTCCATATATTGTTCCATTCGGAAGGGAAGATTCGGATGCATATGTTGAAAGAACAGAAGAACCGCCTGTAGGTCTCACCGATTGATTTGCAACATTGTCTTTGAGAGGTGTGAGATACCCTCTTTGATTTTGGTCGATTATTATTCCATAACCCAATTTGGAATAAATGTCATCTGTAAACTTAGGCAACTTGGCAGGTTTTACTGCCAAAGATACAGCAGAGTTCATTAACAACACACGAAGGTCCTCTAATCCCGTAATGAATCTATTGGCTATGTCGCTTCCTTGATTTTTGCTGTAATATGCTGACAGTGTCTGATGCGTCCACAGATATTTCTGTAAATTAGTTGCTCCTGCATTATTCTTTAGCCAAGTTATTCCTAGGTTTGCATATATGTCATACCAAGAAACAGCCAAAGATCCAGAAATATCTTTCGTTATTCTAGTATCACTTGCTTGATTATAAAAAGTAAGTGATGTTTGAACTGCGTTTATTGGATAGTGATTTGCAGTCACCACATGCCACGGTGTAAGCAAAGCACCACCGCATCTATTGTTTCCCTCAAAAACTCCGACATAAGGAACAGCCAATTCTTGTCGGTTTAGAATCGGTATACAAGAGTAGTTCAAAGTTTCTGCGGAGAAAGGAGTACCACTCATGAAGTCAGCATTGACCGGATCTCCCTGTGTCTTGACAAACACCCTAGTGTCATCTTGATATGTGAACAAATCATGGCGAGTGGGATTGTAGTCAGATTCTCCTATTGTGACGATGAGATTACCCAACGCTTCTGCCTCCGTGAGAATCCTTCCTCCTAAGTAAGGACCTCTCAATTGCGCCTCTGCCCCACTCGCCAATCCAACAAGAACCATAGAGGAACGCAAACGGAAACCAGGATACATCACATAGTTTCCAGTATCGTCTCCACTCTTGCGTATAGGGTAAATCTTGTACTTCTTTACATTTGAGCCTTCGATATCCTCTATGGCTGTTAGGTACCAGTACATCAGATTGGCATTTGCGCGACTACCATTTCCGTCCTGTAGGTCTAGGATCTCTCCTACTGTAAAATCAGCATCACTTGTCTTTATAGCGTAGAAGTAATATCCTTGATCAAACCCATAAATGGTCATACCCGTGCCTCCGATGTGTGGTGATACGGGTATTTAGAAGATCAACTAAAAAGAGCCTCATTGTACAAATCTCTTAGGATTTGCTTGAGTTTTACAGGATTCTCAATCTTCAGGTTGTCTATCTCAAGGTTGATCAGACTTAGAGTGTCTTTGGATGCATCAATTTCTTCGCCTCCCTGAATACCAAGATCCTTGTCCTGTAACAGATTCACCCCATAAACCTTAGATTCGTTTAGTTTATCGATGAATCGGTCGAACATCAGAGGGTTGTTTTTGTTCTTTACAATCACACGAACAAATGTGTTGCCGTATGTACCAAATTCGGGCAATTCAGTAAAATAGTCGTTTTTAGTATCATCATACTCAATGCAGTTGAACATGCTTAGTGGGTTTCTTACATACTCAATTTCTCTTGTTTGAGTGTCGAGGATATGAAACCCCTTCGGCTCATAGAGATCACCAAAAGTAATCTGGTATGGAGTTCCTAGGTAATGTATATTTCCCTTGGTATGCTTACAGTGGTAGTGTCCGCTATAAACAGCCTCAAAGCGACTGAATGGGGCCGAATCCATGCCTTCGTGGGATTCAACACCTCGTAAAACCTCGTAACCCATTAGTTCAAGATGTCCCATCAAGATAGATGATTTACAGGTATTCACAAAATTAAGGGAATCTGCCTCGTTTTCTTTGTTGATCCAAGGCAGCATAGCAATCGGCAACCCGTCAAAATCAACAACCCGTGGAACATCGATCAGATTCATCTCTGTATCGAACAATTCCCTAACACAGTTTACAGAGTTGGTGTTTCGAAAATACACATCATGGTTTCCCAAAATGATGTAAGGAACTATGCCTCTGTTTAGTAGAGGCTCAACAAAATGCTTTCGGGTGGCATTCAAAGTTCCAAAATTTACAAACTTCCTTCTGTCCATAAGATCACCCAAGTGAATAACCTGAGTAATTCCCCGTTCATCTAATGTCGGGAAAAAGACATCATCAAAGAACTTACAGAAATGGTGCAGAAACACAGGCGAATCATTCCTAGCCCCAAAGTGTGTATCTGCTACAATTGCAATCTTCAAGACTTGTCCTCCATGAAGACATCTAGAGCCTCTGTATTTGTTTTCTTTCCCTTCTTTTTAGTTGCTTTGGGGGTCGGAGTCGCTGCATTTTTCTCTTCAAGAGCAAGAATTTCTTGGAACGGGTTTTCTGTCTCCTCAAACGAATCCTTCAGCCAATTTCTAAATCTACCTGTTGGGTCGTTCTCTTCAAAACAACGCATTTTCACATACAGTTGCTTCTTCTCCTTCTGTATACGACGGATAAATGCGTAGTAAATAATCTGCGTGAAGAAAGCGAATGGATTTGATGACTTTTTAGGATCGAAGTTATCGGTATATTGAATGCAGTTTTCAATCCCGTCTCCGATCATCTCTTCCTTGAATGGGTAATTTGCAAAATTTGGTTTCTTTGCTAGATTGTTTGCAATATCAAGAAAGCACTGTCCGATGTAGTTACTGACACCTGGCTTGGGTAGGTTTTTAGATTTTGCAGACCGTACTGTTTTCTTGTAGGCAATAATTTCCTTCAGAAATGTCTTGTTGTCAATATAATGACTACTCACGAAATCTCGACTTTCTGCCAAAATCTGGCAATTTTGTTGAAGGGTACCTCGCGTAGGTGAGTCTAAATAGCAGTGTTCGGTTTCAGAAGTTACTTATTAATTAGTGTCTTCTGTATCCTCTGATTCATCAGGTTCATCTAAGGGAAGTTGATTTGGATCATTATACTCCATATCGACTTCTTTGTCATTAGGATTCTGATCGTTTTGCAGTATTTCCTGTGCTTCCAGACTATCAAACAGAGTATTGAATTCAGTCTGCATCCATTGGATTTCCTGATTCTTTACCGATAGTAGATAGTCCTGAATCATTTGACTGTCTGGTGTAGCAATGGTAATCACACTGCTCTTGGGTATTTTTAGATGAGTATCAACTGAGAACTCTATCCACTGATTGAATAGGATGTTCGTATTGATGATCTCTCCCTTTTTATTAGTTTGAGGAATGAACATCACTGCCATCGGATTTTCAAGTAGATAGTCGTTTGTCAACACGGTAACACTGGCTACTACCAATTCACCTGTTGTCAGTTTTATCATCATATGACCTAGTGGTTTCATCTTGAATCCTTTATGGGGAGTTTTACCATGCGATAAGGAAACTGTTCCTCTGAGTATATACGCACTCTTTCAATGAAGTGTTTCAGCGTGTGGTTCTTGCTACTCTTCCAGTGTAGATCATCTGCGAAGTCATAAAGTCTTGCTTTGTCCTTGCGATCTGACTTTCTTAGTTGTCTACCAATACTTTGAAGTACACGAATTCTGCTCTTACTTGGAGATGCAAATATGATGTTCTTTAGGCTTCGTATATTGATGCCCGTACTGAATGTACCGAAAGATGCTACTATGATCGCATTGTCCTCTTTCTCTGTGATAGTTCTAATCTCTTCTCGTATCTCTGCCTCTGTTTCTCCGCTGACATAGAACACGGTTCTGTCTGTGCTTTTCTTGATCATTTCGTACAGAGGTTTACCATGCTTTTCCACGAATTGAAACAATACGAGCGTATTTCCTTTTACGGATGATGCTACCTTTGTGATCAAAGCGTTTCGTCTAGGATCAGTGACCAACCAATCGATCTCGTCTTTGTACTCCATTCCCTTCATCAGTTTGCAATCCTGTTCGGGATAGGTCAATAGAAGACAATCGATTTCTAATGTGGACAGTAGGTTTTTCTCTATAAGGTCCTTGGTGGTTGTAACTCTCAGTGTGGGACCAAATAGACCTTCGATCACTAGTTTATGAGTTTTTGTACCATCAAGAGTTCCCGTCAATGCAACACGATATGGACAATCTACCAATTTTCCCATGATCCCTGATAGACTCTGTGCCTTGAACAGATGAGCCTCGTCGCCTATGACTGCCTCAAACTGATCAAAATACCCCTTGGGTAGTTTATAAATCGATTGCCATGTTGATACAATCACTCTACAGTCTGTTATTTTCTCTTCGCCTCCGAATATACCATGTACATTTTCATCGACATTCCATTCATTTGTGTGGCTATAGTCTTTGAAATCTGATATCATCTGAGATACAAGAGAGATCGTAGGAACGATCACAAGAATCTTTCGATGTGGCTGTATTGATTCTAGCCAGTATCGAATGAGAGAATAGATGACAAGGCTTTTGCCGCTTGCCGTAGGAGATAACAAAAGACATCTATCTCTATTGATCGCTCTCAAAATAGCATCTAACTGATGATCGTGAGGTGTTATAGACTTGCCTGCTGCGGTCAGAGACAGAGATGACATAAAGGATAACAACTCATCCTTTGATAATTTGTCTCCTTTGTCTACTAACTCAGAAGAAACTTCAAGTGTGTATTCCCTACCGCTTGCAAACTCTGCCAAGTGATCAAGGAGTCCTGTGTATAGCAGAGGATTGAATGGGGTGAACAATCGCATTTTGCCATCCCACATTTTGTTGCGGTAAGATGGCATAAACCGCGCACCCGGAACATCGAATGTAAAAAACTCTTGAATTTCACGGGCGATACCTGCCTCGCAGGACACGCGAACATGAACGGAGTTATGATAATGTACCCTAATAACAGACAATGCCTCTTATTTAGAGGCTGTCTGAATACTGAGTTTTCGCGTAAACTCTTACGATACTCCGCTAGTAAACTTACGCCACTCAATAGCATTTCTGATTTGCCAATGTCTATTAGTTAGCATCTTGAGTATCGACTCTAGGTAAGCGATTCTCTCCTCTTGTAGAGATATCTTGGCTTGCATTTCTTTGATTTCAGGATCTGCGGATAAATGCATGTCCATGTCTGCCCGAAGGATTCTGAGTTGACATGCTTCCCATCCACGCGCATCCAACTGTTCCTCTGACATTTTGCCAGACAGCCACATAATTTTGTCTAGACGAAGACTTGCAAAGTCTGTCTCTAACTTCTTCAGTACTAGACGAGCATCGTAGAAAAAATTCAGATACTTATTGTGAAGTTGTGGAATGCGAGTGCTTTCGGTACCCAATTCTGTATTGTCGATGGACAGATCTTTTTCTGCCATTTCTCGTATGCGCTCAAAGTTCATAGTCATAATTCTATCACTCCAAATAGCAAAATCAAGTTAGGTTCTAGGCTTTCCGATCATAATTTTTGTCTTAGGTTGACCACCCAGCATTCGTGTATACCATCCACTTACTGTTGAAGATCCATCTGGATGTTTACCGTGCCATGTAATCTCTTTACCTTGCAATACCTTTCGTACCGTATCTTCCTTATTTACGGTGGGTGCGCCTCTTGATATAAGTATGTCTGCAATCTTTCCTGAGACTTCCATGTAGTTGCCGTTGCTGTTGACCAGTTTCACCGCTTTCATGAGTAATTGTTTTTTCGCCTCTGTGCCTCCATCTGATCCCATTGTTGTGATCTTTTTTCCATGAGCAGTGTTCTTAGACAAAAGGGTAGCGTCTACATCATCAGGATTATCTACATCTACAATTTGTATGGAGTCTTGGTCATGAGGTACAGAAGAGGGTGATGGAAAATCGTGGTGACCGCCCACGGGTGCATAAGCCGCACGAATGATGTCGTAGATATCTTTCTGAATGTTTTTGTTTCCACGAACCTGATCGGCTTTTAGGTCTACCCACTTGTTCTT